AACATCATTACCTAAAAATTTGAAAGTTGGTGGTACTTTGTATTTAACTGACACAATCATAACCTCATTACCAAAAGGATTGAAAGTTGGCAATAGTTTATTTATAGGTGATACACCATTAGAAAAATACACAGATGATGAATTAAGAGAAATGGTTAAACCTGGATTTATAAAAGGAAAAATAAAAAGATAATGGAAAAAGAAGCACTAAAAAGAATATTAGAATTCCTTAAAGATAAGGAACAACATAATTTACCATTTGTGTGGATGCAAAAAAATAATATACCATTTACAGAAGAAGAATTAAATGTTAAAGGTGATTTGGTTTTAGATTATACAGAAATAACATCATTACCAGAAGGATTGAAAGTTGGTGGTAATTTGGATTTACATCTTTGCAGAAAATTAACTTCATTGCCAGAAGGTTTGAAAGTTGGTGGGGGTTTGTATATAAGAGGAACAAATATAACCTCATTACCAAAAGGATTGAAAGTTCGCAATAGTTTATTTATAGGTGATACACCATTAGAAAAATACACAGATGATGAATTGAGAAAAATGGTTAAACCTGGATTTATAAAAGGAGTAATACTTAGATAATGAAAAAACCCCAAACCATAATGATTTGGGGGTTTCAATTAATTAGTGAGTTTCAAACATCTCATTATCAAAGACAAAACTTTCATCTTGATAATTCTCAATAATAAACTCATTTAGTTCTCTCAACAATTCCAATTCTTTTTGTAGAGATGTGATTTTCTGAATCATAATGACATCATTCTTCTCAAACTCATCCATTTCAGTGGAAATCAATTCTTCTTTTTCAGAAATCCAATGCAATAAGTCTGATGTTTTAATAATAGATTGTTTCATTTTGCTTTTGTTTTTATTATAAATATTTTGCAAAGATAGAATATAAATCCCAAAAAACAAATATTATTTTCCAAAATTTAATATTTGTGTTAAAATATCTTCAGTGGTATCTGTTTCAAGTAAATTATCACCCAATACTGTGGATATAATCTTTTTCTTCCTATCCAACATATCATATATAATTCCTTCAATGGTATTTTCAAATATTGGATAAAGCACAGATACAGAGTTTTTTTGGCCAATTCTATATGCTCTATCTTCTGCTTGACTATGATCAGCTGGAACAAAAGATAAATCATTAAATATGACCACATCACCACTTGTTAAGGTAATACCAACACCAGCAGCTTTTATGTTTCCAACAAAGACTTTAATTTTATCTTCATTCTGAAACTTATCTACACTATCTTGACGTTGTTTCATTGTGGAACTTCCATCCAATTTAACAGCATTCTTTTTAAAATGTTCATATATCTTATTTAATGAATCTGTAAAATTTGAAAATACAATAACTTTTCTTTCTTGTTCTAATGTATTCTCAATCAATTCTATGGTGTTCTTAACTTTTTCATTGGCAATTATTTGTCTAACTTTCATAAGTTTTGTGAATTGAACACTCAATGATTTTGATTCCTTTGGATTATTCTTGACCCAATCAAAATATTCTCCCATCACATTCTCATATTCCTTTGATTTTAATTTTAAATAAATTGGTGTTATTATCTTTTCTGGCAAATCTAAAACATCTTCTTTTAATCTTCTCAATAATATTGGCGCAGTTCTTTCCCTTAATTCATCCAGATTTGATGCACCATTCACATTCCATACTTTATTCATACCAACAGTAAATTGATATCCAGCACAATATCTTCTAACATAAGCCATCCAGTTTTTTGAAACAGGGCTATCAACCAATGATAATAAATTAAAATAATCAATTGGTCTTGATGTTAATGGTGTTCCAGTTAAAAGCCAAATTCTTTTTATATCTTTGCATATATCATTTATCAATTTGGTTCTTAAACTTTGCGGATTTTTGATCATATGACATTCATCAATGATAACCAAATCAAATTTGGATTTTTGAATTATGGTTTCTTCTTTTGTTTTTAATGAATGGAAGTTTTTTATAATATCATAATTTATAATTACATAATCAGCAGAATCATCATAATTCTTGCTTTCACATATATAGATTGGTCTATCTGTATAATTTTGAATTTCTCTTTTCCAGTTTTGTTTCAAACTTGCTGGGCATATTATTAATGTTTTATTTGATTTTGCCTCAATTGAAGCAATAATTGTAGCTGATGTCTTCCCTAATCCCATGTCTAATGCCAATATAAACTTATCATTCTCAAGCAACTTTATAATGGCCTCCTCTTGATGTTTAAATGGTTTCCTATGAGAATACTTTTCAAAATCAACCACAACATCCTTATTTGTTTTATCCACAATAATGGCATCTTTTGGAATCCAAAGAAGATTTAATTTCTCATTTTCAAAAAACTTGCCAAGAATATGATATGATTTTTCCTTTTCAACAAGCAATTTTTCAACCCATAACTTTGTTGGAATTTCAATTAATAACTTATCATCAGCAATCATATTTGCATAATACTTATCAAGTTCAACCCATTTCCTTGCAACCTTTGGCGTTGTTTCATTAAATAATGAAATATATTCAATCTGACTATCTGTCAAATAAAAATTTGGATTTTCAAAATAAAGATTACGTATATTGATTAGATAATCATTATTTCCATTATATGCTTTTAATATTTCTATTACATCATCTTTTGTTGATTTCTTTTTTGCCATAAAATAAATTAAACAATTTAAATATAATAAAAATAAAACAAATTATCAATTTATAAAGTCCTATATATTTATATAAGATAAATAAAAACAATGGCAAAATTAGTTCCAATATCAAGAATTGGTAAGTTTTTTGGAGAAGATGATTTTAATCTGGATATTGAAATGGGAATGGAATATTTGGGTGGTGATTTGAATATGAGTGTTGTATTATATAGAATAGACAGAAAGAGAACAAAGAAAGATGATATATATGGCGAAGCACCAAAAGATGGAATTGTTTTTATGCCACCCATTGAAGTTAAAGGAATTGTTCAAATTACAGAATCAACATTAAAACAACTTGGAAATTCCAAAGTTGAGCAGAAAGAACCTGGGAACATGAAATTCTCATTTTACCAAAAGCAACTTGATGACCTTAATGTTGAACTATTAAAAGGTGATTATTTGGGATATTATGTAACAGAAGATAAAGTTAGATATTATTCTGTAATTGATGATGGAATTGTAAATATGGATAATAAACACACATATGGTGGTTATAAACCATTCTACCGGACAGTTACAGCAACATTTGTTAATAAAGACGAATTTAGAGGATTATGAGCAAATTATATATAACAGAATCACAATTAAAAAGAATCATTGAAGTTGTAACAAAAAAAGAAGTTATTTGTGACAATTGTGGTTGGTCTTGGAAATTATCAGAAGGTGGTGATGATCCATATATATGCCATAAATGTTGGCATAATAATGAAATTGATTTAAAAAAATAATATGCCATTACCCAAAAAGATAAAAACAAATTTGGATATCACTTATGATAAAACCCTCTTGGACAGAAGAGAGGAGTTATTGGATAAGATAACCGAAAATGGAACTTATTTACCCAAATCATTATTACATGATGATTTAGATAGGGGAATGCTTGATTTTGTTAAAAATGATTTGCAAATCACATCACAAGGAAAAATAATACAAACATTAGATAGAATAGTTAGCACGCAGAACTGGTCACAATATACAGAAACTTGGACATTCATTGATGAAGACAATAATCCGCTTCCACCATTTATTACATTGGTGAGAATGAATGACACCAAATATGGCTCAAACCCAGCAACACTTTATACCATACCAAATAGAAAACCATTTTATTTTGCAAGCGTTCCAACATGGGATGGTCAAAGAAATGGAATGGATATTTATTCAATTCCACAACCTGTGCCAATTGATATGAATTTTAGCGTTAAGATTATCACAAATAGAATTAGAGATTTGAATAAATTCAACACAAAGGTATTGCAAAAGTTTTCATCAAGGCAATCATATGCAACCATAAATGGACATTACATACCAATAATATTAACAAATATTCAAGATGAATCCCAAATTAATACAGATTCAAGAAAGTTCTATATCCAATCATATGATTTTACAATGCTTGGATTTTTGATTGATGAAGAAGAATTTGAAATTAAACCAGCAATAAATAGAATAAGTCAAGTTTTTGAAACAGAATTGGAAAATCCTGTACCAGACATCCAAATAACTCAAACAATTCCAACAAATGACTTACAATATGAAATAATTTAATATGTCATCAGCATTAAGGATAACAAGTGTAAATTTGAATGGTGAGATTGTGTTTGTTACACTATTGCAAGATGGTGTAACTTACAATATTGGTGAAAATGTTATCCCTTTTGATGTTTATGCAAGACCAGAAACAGGCAAATTAAGTGGTTTATATACACTATATGTTCCAGAATATTTAACGAATTATGAAATAACTGTTCCAGATGCAGTAGATGCAACTCCAACAAACACTCCAACAAACACAGTAACACCATCAATCACTCCAACAATAACAGTAACTCCATCAATTACACCAACCAATACAATAACACCATCAATTACAGCCACAAATACACCAACAAATACAGAAACACCTACTCAAACTGTAACTCCAACAATAACAGCAACTATTACACCAACAAATACAGAAACACCTACTCAAACTGTAACTCCAACAAACACAATAACACCTACTCAAACTGTAACGCCAAGTGTTACTATTACGCCAACATTAACAGCAACAAGTGGTTTAGGTATTTCATCAACACCAACCAACACAATCACGCCAACAGAAACACCAAGTCAAAGTATAACTCCAAGCATAACATCAACTGTTACAGAAACACCAACTCAAACCATAACGCCAAGTCAAAGTATAACTCCAAGTATAACAGCAACTATTACAGTAACACCAACAAATACAATAACACCAACTAACACTTTAACGCCAACTCAAACTATCACGCCTACACAAAGTATAACTCCAAGTATAACACCAACTAATACAGTTACTCCAACAGTAACAGTTACAAGTGGTTTAGATATTTCAGCAACACCAACCAACACAATAACACCAACAGAAACGCCAACTCAAACAATAACTCCAACCAATACAATAACACCAACTGAAACTCCAACTCAAACCATAACTCCTACCAACACAATCACACCTACCAACACAATAACTCCAACAGAAACAGCAACTCCTACTGAAACCCCTACCAATACAATAACGCCAACAGAAACACCAACTCCTACTGAAACCCCTACCAACACAATCACACCAACCAACACAATCACACCAACAGAAACACCAACTCCTACCATAACCCCAACCAACACAATCACACCAACAGAAACACCAACTCCTACTGAAACCCCTACCAACACAATCACTCCAACCAATACAATAACACCAACAGAAACACCAACTCCTACTGAAACCCCTACCAACACAATCACTCCAACCAATACAATAACACCAACAGAAACCCCTACCAACACAATAACCCCAACCAACACAATAACCCCTACCAACACAATAACCCCTACCAACACAATAACCCCAACCAACACAATAACACCAACAGAAACACCAACTCAAACTATAACCCCAACCAACACAATAACACCAACAGAAACACCAACTCAAACTATAACCCCTACCAATACAATAACTCCTACAAACACTGCAACAAATACAGTTACACCTACAAACACTTTGACACCAACCAATACACCTACAAATACAGTTACACCTACAAATACAGTTACACCTACAAATACAGTTACACCAACAAACACCATAACACCAACAGAAACACCAACCCCAACCATAACACCAACAAGAACAATAACACCAACCAATACACCAACAAACACCATAACACCAACCAACACAATCACACCAACAGAAACACCAACTCCTACCATAACCCCAACCAACACAATCACACCAACTGAAACACCAACACAAACTATAACCCCTACCAATACAATAACACCAAGTAAAACGCCCGCACCAAATTGTGATTTAATAATTGTTTATCCATGTGATTTATATTTATCAAATTGTGATTTGTGGATAACCATAAAATAAAAATATGTATATATGCCATTAGAAATTAATAGTTCAAATTATTCCGGTGAAAATGCTAATGTTACCCTTTACCATCCCACAGGTAATACTGTAACATACACAGATGCAACACAAACAAATCTTGGAACACAAACAATTCCGTATTCATATACAGGCTCACCTGAAACTCTTGAATATGGTGTATTCTCATTTAACTTTACAGGGTATTCAAAAACTTGTATTATCAATCAACAAACCCCGCCAGATGGGGATGGTAATAGATATAAAATAATAAAGATTGGTGATCAAATATGGATGTCAGAAAACTTGAAAACAAAAACGTTTCAAGATGGCACACCATTAAGCAATGCATCAGAAGTTAACAATGCAACTTGGGCAGCAGCAACCGCATCAAATAAATATTGGGCATTGGTTAGTGGAACAACAGCTAATACTGCAACATATGGATTGGTTTATAACCAATTTGCTGTTACTGGTAGCACAGTTGGGGGTGCAGCAAATAATAATCTATGCCCAAGTGGTTATCATGTGCCAACATCAACAGAATTCACTACATTGAATGTGGCTTTGGGTGGTACTACTCCTAGTGGTGGTGGAACAGTTGGAACACAAATGAAATCAACAACACTATGGTCTAGTGGAAATGGGACAAATTCATCAGGGTTCAATGGATTACCCCCCGGGTACCGTCATACGGATGGGCATTGGGACAGTTTCAGTAACCTCGGGCTCTTTTGGACTACGTCCTCTGGGGAATTGTACTGGTACTTGCATTACGGTAACTCTACTTTCCATCAGGATACGGTTAGTTCTCTGTTCGGTTTTTCGGTTAGGTGTCTCAGAAATTGAATATTGATGCTTGACTTTCTTCTGTTATGGATTATTGTTTGCATATGGAAATAAACTTACCTTTATATAAAAGTGTATATTCACTCAGTTTAATAATATTTAATGTTTCTAAAAATTTAAATAAGGAATATAAATACACCATTGGTGAAAATTTAAAAAATAACATAATAAATATGTTGAGTTGTGTTGCAATAGCAATTAATAGTGATAATAAATTAAAATATTTAAAAAAATGTAGAAAAAAAATTGAAAAAATTAGAATTATTGTAAGGTTATTAAAAGACTTAAAACAAATAAGTGTTAATAATTTTATTGAAATAAATGAAAAAATAGAAAATATTTCAAAACAAATAACTGGTTGGAGTAATTTTCTATCTAAACCAAAACCAAACACTTAAAAAACTTTGTATGTTAGAGTTGTTTTTTATTAAGGTAAAAACAAGAGAACATTTTAAATTTGACAACTCGCTTTCTTGGAAGCAAAGTTTTAAGTAGTTGTTTTTTACCCCCCCCCGGGAACCGTAATACGGATGGTAGTTGGAACAATTTCAGTAACAACGGGAACTTTTGGACTACGTCCTCTGGATCCAACTGGAACTTGAATTACAATAACTCTACTTTCAATCAGAATACAAATAGTTCTCTGAACGGTTTTTCGGTTAGGTGTCTCAGAAATTTAAAAAGTTTCCTCTATGTCAAAAACATAGAGGTTTTTTTGTATGCAAAATGAAAAATTAACAAAAGATTTATTTTTAGCATATTATGAATGTAGAAAAAACAAAAGAAACACAACTAATGCTTTAAAATTTGAAATGAATTATGAAAGTAATTTATTTAAATTAAGGGATGAGTTGTTGGATGGTTCATATGAACCTAAAAGAAGTATTGCTTTTATTGTTAACAAACCTGTAAAAAGGGAAATATTTGCTGCTGATTTTAGGGATAGAATAATCCATCATTTTTTTATAATAAAAATGAACTTGCTTTTTGAAAAGACATTTATAAATGATAGTTATGCTTGTAGAAAAAATAAAGGTGCTCATTATGGTGTTAAAAACATATACTCATATATAAAAGAATGTTCTAAAAATTATACAACTGATTGTTTTATATTGAAGTTAGATGTTGAAGGGTTTTTTATGCATATAAATAGAGACATTCTATATAGAATGTTACATTTGTATATTACAGATAATTATTTTGAATCAGATAAAGAATTAATGTTTTTTTTGATTAAAAAAATAGTATATAACAACCCTATTAAAAATTGTATAATAAAAGGAAAAAAATCTGAATGGGTGTCATTGCCAAAAACAAAATCTTTATTTGGTATGTTACCAGGATTTGGATTACCTATAGGTAATCTAACTAGTCAAGTTTTAGCAAATTTCTATATGAATCTATTTGATAAATGGGTTTTAGAAAAAATGAATATTAAATACTATGGTAGATATGTTGATGATTTCATAATAATTAATAATGATAAAAATTATTTAATATCATTAATACAAAAAATTAAAGTTTTTTTGGAAACAAATTTACTATTAAAAATCCATCCAAAAAAAATATTTCTACAACACTATAATAAAGGAGTTACCTTTTTAGGTTCTTATATTAAACCAAATAGAATTTACATTAAAAATTCAACAAAAGGTAATTTTTATGAAAAAATAAGACAAGTAAACTATATATTAAATAATGAACCTAATAAAAATGATTTGAAAAAGATTGTATCTTCAATAAATTCATATTTAGGATTATTTAGAGCATATAAAACATTTAAATTAAGAAAAAAAATGATTACTTTAATAGATAATAAGTTAAATTATATATCTAATATTTATAATTACAAAATAATCTTAAATAAAAAATTATGAATGAAATTCAAATCGGATCTCAAATATGGTCCACAGAAAATGCAACAATAACAAAATTTAGGAATGGTGATGATATTCCATTTGTGCCCAACATTAATGAATGGAATGAGTTAACATCACCAGCATATTGCATCAATGAAAACAATGATTATCTTTATAATTATTGGGTTATCACAGATGGTAGAAATGTTGCACCAATTGGTTGGAGAGTTCCAACAGATAATGATTGGAATATATTAATTAATCTTGCCAATGGCAATGATGTTGCTGGGCATAAATTAAAATCAATTAATGGATGGACAGCAACAACCCAAAATATGGAAGGTGTTGAAACAACCATTAATGTTGGTGGAACAGATGAATTTGGGTTTAATGCAAAGCCAACTGGGTTTAGACATATGGATGGAAATTTTGCATTAGATTTATTATCACCGTATTTCACACAAGAATCCATTGATGAAAATTTATGCAGATATGTATTTTTATTTTTTGGACATGAATTTGGCAAAGGTGGCATGTGGAAAAAAGATGGTTTTCCCATTAGATTAATAAAGGAATAATACCTTTTGATTATTTTTTAGATATTTATATGAATAAATAATAAAAAATAATGGCAAATCAAAAAGTATTCGTATCACCTGGCGTATATACATCTGAAACAGATTTAAGTTTTGTTTCACAGAGTATTGGTGTAACAACGTTAGGTATGGTAGGTGAGACAATCAAAGGACCAGCCTTTGAGCCCATCTTTATCACAAGTTATGATGAATTTCAAACTTTTTTTGGTGGAACATCACCAGAAAAGTATATCAACACGCAAATCCCAAAATATGAATCCGCATATATTGCAAAATCATATTTGCAACAATCAAACCAAATGTATGTTACAAGGATTTTGGGATTATCTGGTTATGATGCTGGTCCATCATGGTCGATAACAACCATTGCAAATGTTAATAATTCAACCATTGGTTTAACTGGAACAACTGGTTTAGGTTCATCAATTTCTATTTCATTCACAGGAACAACAGGAACAACAGGAACATTTGCAATTTCTGGGACTTATCCAAATGGAATGACTCTTACAACATTCTCATCTGACACTTATACAAATAGCACAGGTGCAGTATCAACTTTCTATGATGATTTGAAAGCATTTGCAAATGATGTGGCTGGTTCAAATACATTGACAGGGCAGACATCAACATATGGTTCAGTTCCGGTATCAGTTTATAATTCAATAACAGGTTCAACCCAATCAGGTTTAACAGAATATAATTATTTTGATACAACAGTTTCATTGGATTCAAATGGTAAACCAGTTGATGAAAATGATGTTTGGAATTATGCAACATTCACAAATGATTCAGGAAATGTTTATAATGGATTTTCTTTCTATTATAGAACATCTGCTTGGAATCAAGTTGCTGGTGCATTTACAGGAACAGTTACAGGAAATACTTATGTGTTCTCTGGAACAGCTTATACAGGTTATAGTGATATGGTTGTTGCAACCATTAGGTCAAGAGGTATTACAAGTTATTCATCCACTAATCATGGTCAAATATATTCATTGACAGGTAATACTCTAACAATTGATGGAGCAAATAGCCCAACAATGAGTGGTGATCCATTTGCAAATTTTGTGGTAAGTGGAAATACAACAGCCAGTTCAAATTTCACATTCAATGTATCATTAAAACCAACAAATTCAAACTATATAACAAATGTATTGGGAACTGATAATTTTGGAAAAGATAGAAATGATGTTCCAATCTTTGTTGAAGAGCATTATCCAACTTTATTAAACCAAGCATATAAACTTGGTTATATTAGAGGATTAAAAACAAGCATGCAATTTTTAAATTCTGCAAGGAATGGAGATGGCACTTCAATTGGTTGGTATCTTGAAAAATATCAATCACCAAAGACACCATTTGTTGTTTCAGAATTGAGAGGAAATAAGGTGTATAACTTATTCAAATTCATTTCAATATCTGATGGAAATAATGCCAACACAGAAGTTAAGGTTTCAATTGTGAATATGTCATTCAAGAATAGAACATTTGATGTATTGGTTAGAAGTTTTTATGATTCAGATACAGCACCAGTTGTTATTGAAAAATACACAAATTGCACATTGGATGAAACGCAGAATTCATTTATTGGAAAGAAGATTGGAACAAGTGATGGCAAATATAATCTAATTTCAAAATACATTATGCTTGAAATGGGCGATGAATTCCCCTATGATGCAATACCTTGCGGATTTATGGGTTATCCCCACAGAAAGTACGGAACAAAATTATCCCCTACCGTATTATATAAGACAAAATATTATTTCAATAATGAAGAGGTTTATAATGAACCATTTGCTTCATCCAATGTGGTATCAGCAGATAATGTGAAAAGAACATATCTTGGATTTTCAACAAGTCAAGGATATGATAATTCATTATTGATATATAAAGGAAAGCAAAATCCAAGTAGCATTATTGCTGATGGGACAGAATGGAATGTGGTTACAAAAGGATTCCATATGGATTCAGGTGCAACCGTTGTTACCATTGCAAATGCTTATACAACAAGTGGGCAAACAGCATTTCAAGTTGGTGCAGGAAGTTTCAATGCTGAACCTGAAAGCAATTCAAATCCTTATTATTATTTATATTCAAGAAAGTTCACAATGCTTTTTGAAGGTGGTTTTGATGGATGGGATGCATATTCTGAAAAAAGAACAAATGGGGATTCTTATCAGATTGGTGGAACAGATTATATGAGAGGAGCATTATCTGTTTCTGGAAAATATGCTGCTGCAACTGGTCAAGGAACATTTAAGGAAATAACAGAAGGTGATGGCACAATTGATTTTGCAACAACAGACTATTATGCTTATCTTAAAGGAATTTTAACATTCCAGAATCCAGAATCAACAAATATAAATGTATTTGTCACTCCAGGCATAGATTATGTGAATAATAGCAACTTGGTTGAGAATGCCATTGATATGGTTGAATCAGATAGAGCAGATGCAATTTATATTGTTACAACACCTGATGCAAACTTATTAACAACAGATGTTAATAATGTAATATATCCACAAGAATCAATTGTATCATTAGAGGAAACAAATATAGATTCAAATTATACAGCAACATATTATCCTTGGATTTTGGTTAGAGACCAAGTGAATAATACACAAGTTTATATTCCGCCAACAGCAGAAGTTTGCAGAAACTTGGCACTAACTGATAACATAGCATTCCCTTGGTTTGCATCAGCAGGGTATAATAGAGGATTGGTAAATTCAGTTAAAGCAAGATTAAAGTTAACCCAAGATGATAGGGATACATTATATCAAGGAAGAATCAATCCAATTGCAACATTCTCTGATGTGAATACTGTAATCTGGGGAAATAAGACATTACAAGTTAGAGAATCAGCATTGAATAGAATTAATGTTCGTAGGTTATTATTGCAAGCACGTAAATTAATCTCTGCGGTCGCTGTGAGGCTACTTTTTGAACAAAATGACCAGATAGTCCGCCAACAGTTTTTGGATACAGTAAATCCAATCCTAGATGGCATTAGAAGAGATCGTGGTCTTACTGATTTCCGTGTTACAGTTTCATCTGACCCAGAGGATATAGATAGAAATACAATGAGTGGTAAAATTTATATTAAACCTACAAGGTCACTTGAATTTATTTCTTTAGAATTTGTCATAACACCCACTGGCGCATCATTTGAAGATATTTAATGATGGATATTTACAACAAAACCCCCATTTCTTTAATTAGATTTGGGGGTTTTGTTTTTTGATTTATTTTAGTATATTTATATTCAAAAGAACTAGTAGATGGAAAAAAAAGAAAAAAATCCAAAGTATTGGGAAAAAAGAAATTGTGTTCATTGTGGTAATGAATTTGAAGTTAGAAAAATACTACCTAATAAATTATGTTCAGATGAATGTAGAAAAGAATGGGGATTAATAGATGTTAATAAACAGAATAGACTTGATTTAGCTAAAAAAGCAATGGTGGAAAAGTATGGGGTTGAGCATAATTTTCAACTTGAATCTGTTAAAAATAAAATAAAACAAACTTCAATTGAAAGATATGGATTTGACCATTATATGAAAAATGAAAATGAAAAGAATAGGATAATTTCATCAATGAAAGCAACTATTGAATTGAATAAAGATGAAATTGTTGCTAAGAGAAATAAAACAAAATTTGAAAAGTATGGTGATGAAAATTATAATAATAGGGATAAATTTAATACTACTTTGAATGAAAAGTATGGAGGATTTCATTTAAGGTTAGATGAATTTAAAGATAAAGTGAAAAAGACAATGATGGATAGATATGGGGTTGATAGTTCATTTAAATTACAAAAAACAAAAGATAATATGAAGGCTCATATTTTAGAAAAATATGGGACACAAACATATCAACAATCTAATCATTATAAGGAAAAACAAGGTAAAATACGATTAGAAAATATTAGGAATAGAATGAATAATTTAGGTTTAATTTTATTAAATGATGAAATTGCTACAAAAGGGGTTGCAAAACTAAAATGTTCAAAATGTAATAGTATATTTGAGCACACACAATATTTTAGAAGTTATGTTATAAAATGTCCAGTTTGTAACCCAATTGTAAATAATAATAGTTTAAATGTTTTTTTTGAAGAAATAATGAATAAATATAATATTGAGTTTGTTAAAAACAATAGAACAATAATTAAACCATTTGAATTAGATTATTTTTTACCCCAACATAATATAGCATTTGAATTAAATGGTAATTATTATCATTCAGAATATGGTGGAGGAAAATTAAAAGGTTATCATATAAATAAAACAAATTTATGCAAAAATAAAAACATAAAATTAATTCACATTTTTGAAGATGAAATTATTCATAATCCAGAAATTGTTGAATCAAAGATTATGGCATCAATTGGGAAATCTCCAATAGTTATAATAGGAAGAAAGACAGAGGTTAGGGATATATCAAATGAAGATGTTTCAAATTTTTTAAACAAAAATCATATCCAAGGAAACATATCATCAAAAATAAAAATTGGATTATATTATGATGATAAATTGGTTTTTGTTTCAACATTTGGAAAACCAAGAATGGACAAGGATAAAAATTCTTATGAGTTATATAGATCCTGCTCCATAATTAACACATCCGTTATTGGGGGTTTTGGGAAATGTTTGAAGTTTTTTATTAAAAAATATAACCCAAGTAGAATTATATCATATGCTGATATAAGATGGTCAGGTATTGATATTGATAACAATATTTATAAGAAAAACAATTTTGATTTTGTTTCAAAAACTCCCCCAAACTATTGGTATGTTTATAAGAAAAATTATCAAAATAGATTACATAGATATCAATTTAGAAAGAATGTGTTAATTAAAGAAGGTTTTGATAAGAATAAAACAGAATCACAAATAATGTTTGAAAATGGTTATGATAAAATATGGGATTGTGGTTCATTAAAGTTTGAATTAAAATTAAATAAAAATAATAATTAATCTACTGGTGCTTCATTTGAAGATATATAATGTTGGATTTTTCATACAAAAAACCCCCATCTTTTTAGGTGGGGGTTTTTACTTTTATGATGTACAACACATTCATTTACTTTTATTTGATAAATTTTTATTTTTTTTAAAAAAAAATGAAACAATTATCAAAAAAACAAACATCTGAAAAAACAAATATAGCATTATATATTTTATTTGGATTATTCTTTGCTTTTTTTTTAGGTATGATTAATACCCCAAACAATTTAAATAATATAAAGCAAAGTTTTTCACCAGTAATAAGAACTGAAACAATTTATGTGCAAAAAGTAATAATGCCAATAACAATTCAAAAAGATTCAGATATTGTAAATGAACCTAAAAAACCTATAGAACAATCTACACCTATCATTGAAACTAATAATACACAAGATGAGTCTAAAGGGATGACTATTGTTAATGATGATTTCTATGATGGTAGAGCATATGGTTATAATATAAGAAAAAAAAATAAGTCTGAACTAAGAGAATTTTTGAAGATAAATGGTTTTAGAAATTTAAACAGTAGTTCATTATTTGAAATGAGAAGAATGTGGATGGCATACCAATATGAAGGTATGCTAATGAACTTGCATTTAATGACTGATTTTCCAATATCTATGTTATATTCATTTTTCATAATTGAAGGCACTAGTAATGGTGTTGAGAGTGAGTTATGGAGATTACATGCTAATGCTGGGGGTATGAAGTCATTCAAAGGATATGGTCACACCACCTATAAAACAGAAGAAGTTATAAAAGGAAAAAGAAAGACAATAAGGGCAAAATTCTTAAAGGCAAATTCTACAAAAGAAGGTATTGAAGCCTGGGCAAAGGTATTGAATTCTGGAAGGTATTATGAATGTAAAAAAGCAAATTATGAATTGCCAAAAAAGGAATTGTATGAGAGTATATGCAAGTGTATTTATGAATCAGGATATCATACTGACCCAAAATATAAATTGAGAGCAAAATTTATGGCAGAGTTTTGGAAACTTAAAACAAATAACTTTCCAAAGATTATTGTTGAAGAATTCTAATTATTAGAATATTTATTATATAAAATAATAATATGCTAATTATTGAAGATTATAATGAAAAATGGACACCAACTATGAAGTATTATGCTTTTGATTGGGATGATAATATTGTATATATGCCAACAGAAATTATATTATTAGATGATATAAAAGATGAAGTAGGTATGTCCACACATGACTTTGCAAAATATAGATCAGAAATTGGTAAAAACACATTTAAATATAGAGGAACTAATATAATTGGATATGCTGAAAACCCTTTTAGACAATTTAGAAAAGAAGGTGATGAACAATTTTTATCAGATGTTATGATAGCAAAAAGAGGTCCATCATTTTATGATTTCAAGGAAGCAATAAATAATGGGTCAATTTTTTCAATTATAACAGCAAGAGGACATAATCCTAACACATTAAAAGAAGCAGTAAAACAATATATAAAAAATGATTTTTTTGATATTAGTGAAAAAAAATTAATATATAATCTTGAAAAGTATAGAGATTTATTACCTACTAATAATGAAGATGATATTATTGATGAATATTTAAATTTATGTAAATTTTATCCTGTTACTTTTTCTAGTGGTAGTGCAGCAAATCCAGAAATAGAAAAAGTTAAAGCATTAAATGAATTTTATATTTATTGTGAAAATATGTCTGATAAAATAAAAGAAGCATTTTTATTTAAAAATGAAATTAAAGGAGAAAGTGGAGACTTAATGAAATTTTCAATAGGTTTTTCAGATGATGATGTTAAAAATATTGAAACAATTAAAGATAAATTGAAAAAAGATTATTTAACTATATATTCAACTAGTAAAGGAAATAAAGAAAAAATTAATCAAGAATAATTATATTATATATTAATATAATAGTTATATAATAATACAAAATTTAATCATCTCAAAAAAAAAGTAAATAGTGTTTTTTTAAAAAAAATGATATTTTTATAAAAATAATTTAAATAGAAAATTACCAGAATCATAAATCCTTGGAATTCCTCTATCTTCCATTATTTCAAATTCTGTTTTATTTGAATCAAAACCTTCTTTAACTAAAATATCTTTTCTAAATTCAAATCTATTTCTTCTTTTCTTGTTAATAACATAAAAATAATTTGGCACTGTTGATTTAACCTCAACAAAACCTAATTTTCTATATAAATTACCATTACCCCATCTCTTATCAGCATAACTTAAAATTTCAACTGGGCTATAAGTTTTAATAAAATGATTTAATAATTTTGATGCACCCCCTACTACAGATGTATTTAACTTATTACAGAATCTAATAAGTTCATATTCACCATTATTTGATTTCTTATTTCCAAGAGCAAGTCTTTTCTTTCCAAATGTCATAATTGAAACCAATTCATTATTATAATATAATCCAAGATTAATGGAACTACCAACTGTTCCTTGAATATGATTTTCATTTAAGAATTTTGTTTTATCTGATGTTTTAACCAATTTTAGTTCACATTTTCTTGCATAAATTTTATTTTGAACTTTATTTAATTTATTTAATAATATGCTTTTAACAATTTCTATCTTATTATCCCATTCATCTTCAAATATATGAATTAATTGAATATTATTAGAATTGCAAATTTTTGTTTTATTTAAATGATAATTGTTTTTTTTGAACAAATTTGAATGAAAATAAACCCCATTGAATTCAATGGCCAAATTATGGCTGGGGATATAAATATCAATTTCTTTTCCTTTTAATATTTTCCTATCATTTTTTATGTAATCAATCCCATTGCTTGTTAAAAATTGACATAAATCATTTTCTTTGATTGATGATAAATCACCAATAGGGTTACAAATTGTACAGGTATTAATATTATTGTTAGACCTATATAACAATAAACTTCTATCAATTATGTATTTTTTATTACATATATCACAAACCAATTCAACCATTTTACCATATGGATTTATTATAGTCAAATGATTATATTTTTTTTCAAAATTAATAGCACCTTGTTTTATTCTATTATTTCTACTTTCTTTTAGTAAGATTGGGGAGCTAACACCATATCTCTTGATGTTTGTTTCTTTTATTTTTTCTTTTGTTTCATTTAATTTTGATATATGGTTAACACCATATTTCTCTATTGTTCTTTCTCTAATTCTATCTAAATCTTGGAACATATTTGAATATCCATATCTGGTCATATTTGTATCCATTATCTTTTTTTTTATATCATTAGAATGGATTGGTGAATTTCCACCATATTTTTTATTATTTGTTATTTTGACATTATTAATGTGATTAATATCAGAATTTGTACAAAGTAATGAGCAATATATTCCATACCCTTCATTAATGGATTTTTTGAATTTAAGTTGAACTCCACATTTTTTACATACTGGTATTTCTTTTATTTTATAAATGTAATGCCATATTCTATTATTTAGTGGCATATAATCAAAATGCAAGGTATAATTCAGTATTTCACAATATAAATCATTATAGTTTTTTTTAAGAAAAGATTCTTTTGATTTATGACCTCCTTTATTATCTTTTATAAAAAAATTAATTAAATCCATATTTTTTGTATTTACTTGATATTTATTAAATGTGTAAGAACAGACTTACAACAAATATAACAATAAATAGTATTAAAAAAAATAAAAAAATAAGATATGGCTGATTTATTAATGAAAATGCCTTTACCATATGAACCAAAAAGGCAAAATAGGTTCATTCTAAGGTTCAAAGATGCAATGGGTATAAATGAATGGTTTGTTGAAAGTGCTGCAAGACCAAAAATAGACATAACTTCAACTGAAATAAAGTTTTTAAACACATAAACATATGTTGCAGGACAATTTAAATGGAATGCAATAACTGTTAAATTTAGAGATCCAATTGGTCCATCAGCAGCTCAAGCTCTTATGGAATGGGTTAGATTACATGCTGAATCAGTTACTGGTAGAATGGGATATGCTGCTGGATATAAGCAAGATATTGATTTAGAATTACTTGATCCAACTGGTGTTGTTATTGAAAAATGGATTTTGCAAGGTTGTTTACTAACAAGTGTAGATTTTGGGCAATTAGGTTATAGTCAAGATTCATTAGTTGATATATCTGCAACAATTCAACCAGATAGATGTATATTAGTTTATTAATTTTTTACTATTAAAATTATAAACCCATATAACTATATAATAGAATATAGATATATGGGTTTTTTTATTTTAGGAATATATTATATATTTCCTTTTATAATTAATTATTTTATTATTATAAATAAAAATATGGAAGAAAATATTAAAGAATATGGGCAAGCAAATTTTAACTTGCCACATGATGTAGTTCAACTGCCATCAGGAGGAATTTTCTATAAAAATAAAAAGAAATCTGTAAAAGTTGGGTATTTAACTGCTGCTGATGAAAATTTATTACTTGGAAATAGTAATTTTGTTATTCCCCTACTAAGGAATAAATTATATGAATATGATATAAAACCTGAAGATATGGTTGAAGGAGATATTGAAGCAATTTTAATATTTTTAAGAAATACATCTTTTGGTCCGGATTTAGAAATAAAAACAATAGATTCTAAAACAGGTAATTATTTTAATGTAACTATTGATTTATCTGAATTAAATATAATTAAAGGACAAAATCCAGATGATGATGGGACATATACTATTAAATTACCAAAGAGTGGGGATACTATAAAATTAAAACCATTAACATATGGTGATATTATATCTATGAATGATGCTATTGAAATGTATCCAAAAAATAGGATAGCGCCTAGAGTTACAATGAGGTTAATAAAAGAAATTATTGAAATAAATGGTAATAAAACAAAAGGTGATATTGCAGAATATGTTGAAAATATGCCAATTTCTGATTCTAAATATATTAGAAAATTTTTGAATGAGAATGAGCCTAAACTTGATTTAAAAAAGAATGTAAAGACCCCATCAGGAGATATGACCACAGTTTATGCTGGGTTTGGGGTTGACTTTTTTCGCCCTTTCTTCGGAATATAGGGTAGCACAATCTACAGAATTTTATTACTTAAAAAAGTATTTAAATGTATCTTATTCTGAATTTCTTATTATGCCAATATTTTTAAGGAAATTCCTTTTAAATAAATGGATAGAAGATAATGATAAAAACAAGGGGTGATTAAAAAAAATCACCCCTTGTTCTATTTATATATATATGTAAATTAAAATATGGTAAAAATAACTTTAGGTAATATAATGAATAATCAAATAAGTCGTGGATTTAGTATTGACTATGAAGTTCTTTCACAACAACTAAAAGAGATGATTGAGTTAGGAGGGGCAATGAATGCATTAGAAAAAACATCAGCAATTATTAGAGAAAATTTTTTACTTGGTAATGCTAGAGCTGTTGAATTTAAATCAACAGTTGCGTCTATTACACCAGTTTTAAGATTAGTGGGTGGGGATGTTGAAAATCTTTTGAAAATGATTGAAGAATCTGGTAGGGCTCTTAGTAGAGTTGTTGTTTTTAATAAAGAAGTTTATACTGATTTATATTTACTTGGTAAACTTTTAGGTACTGACTACAATACTATTGTAAGGAATTTTGCAAATGTTGGTATGTCTATTGCTAGTGTAGGTGATGATGTTGAAAAATCTATAGGATATATAAAGAGTATTGGTATGGATGCAAAATCCATAATGAAAAGTGTTGTTGATAATACAGATTTATTAAATAGATTCAATTTTAAAGAAGGTGTTTTAGGTTTTTCAAAAATGGCAGCAACAGCAGCAATGTTGAAAGTTGATATGTCAGACATACAATCATTTGCTGATAAAGTTTTTAATGTTGAAGGAGCAATTGAAGCTGCTGCGGCATTTCAAAGATTAGGGGTATTTACAGGAGATTTGGCTGATCCATTTATGTTAATGAATAAATCATTAAATGATCCAGATGGTCTTATTAAGAGCATTGCTGCTGCTGCTGAACAATTTACTACTTTAGATGCTGAAACAGGCAGAATTTCAATAAACCCATCAGCTATAGGGTTGATGAAAGAAATGGGAGACCAAATTGGTATTGGTGCTGAAAAGATGAAAAGAATAGCAATTAATATGAGGGAGTTTAATGAAAGAGCTTCTCAAATTAATTTTAAATTTAATTTATCAGAAGATGATGAAATGTTAATAGCAAATATGGCATATTTAGATAAAAAAGGAGAATATGTTATAAATCTTAGGGATGAACAGACTGGAAATATGATTGCCACAAAAGTATCAGAATTAACTGAACCACAAATTAAAAAGTTAAAAGAAATATCAGAACAAGAGCCAGAAGAGTTGGTTGATATTGCAAAACAAACAATGACAATAACTGAAATGATTAATAATAGTGTCACAGCAATGAAATATAGAATGGTATTTGGTGCAGCAGGTTCTCCGGAGGTTTTAAGATTTCAAGAAGATTATAAAGAAAATTTTATTAGAAATAAATTTGTTAAAGCACTTGATGGAGCAGTAAATGAAGATTTTGTAAAATCAATTAGAGGTGCTTTAACTAATTTAAAATTTGATGTTAATGATTTTGCTGGGAGTTTTACAAAGTTAACTACTGTTGGTTTAAGTGTTATGGAAAAAGTTGGAACTGAAATTGGCGAACTATTGAAAGGAATAACAGGGTTGGAGGTCATTGGAGATTTATTACCTTCTGTAAATTCTGAGTCGGGAAGCCCACTTAGTTTGACACCAATGAACAGTTTTGGACTAAGTTCTATAGGAACATCAAGTGCAAATCAAACAGATATATCAACTTTAAGCAATACAAACTTAACAAATGTAGTGCCTATAACAGTAAAGTCTGGGGATGATTTTAGAACATTTTTACAAGGTTTAGCAACTAAACAAACAGATCACAAATTACATATAGAAATTAAATTTACAAAACAAAACCAAGATAGTTCATTTTCTTCAATTCCTACAACAATACAAGATACTCTTATATATAATGAAGCAAATAATATTAGAAGTGCTCAATACAAAATAGCAGCTGAACCACAGTTTGGTTAATATATAAAAAAAATAAATAAAATAATGAGAAGTCCTTTAGATTTTGGTAATAGTGAAAGATTTAGAACAGATTTAGTTATTAAGAACTTAACCCCCTACAAAAAATCACCTTTTCAGAATACACCTCCATTTTACTATGAAGCAACACCTTTTGATAATATTTTAAGTGTTAAAGACACACCTGATGAATTAATTGATACACCTAAATTTGCAAATGATTTATATCGTAGAAATCAATATGGCACAAATAGTGGAACATATTCACAAGTTATTAACCCTAATAGATTAACAAATACTAAAACAAATTATGGTGAATATGGTAGCAGCAAAGCCTTTTTATTAAAATCAAGTTTACCAAAACTAAATGAGAATATAACTAAAAATTTCTATTTAGGTGTAACTGCCAATAATTATATTGATTCTAGTGAGTTTATACAAGATGATAAATTTAAATTTGACCCAAAAATTAAGAGAGATATATTATATTATTGGGGTGAGGGGAAGAATAGTTTTGTTCCAGAAACATACACACCATATGGTATTTTAATCAATGATAATGAAACAAAAAATAAATTATCTTCAGATTCTTATATTACAAATATTGGTGCAAAAAAATTAAAAGAATATTTTGAAAATAGAGTAAGTAGATTAACAGAAAAATATAATTTAAATAATAGGTTTAAAGCAACAGTAGATAATTTAGATAACCCATTAGGTATTTATAACCTAATAACTGGTAGAAATCCAATAATACAACCAAATTGGAGTATAACAACATCCAATAATATACTTGTTGCAGCATCACAAGTTTCTTTAGAATTAATTGGAGGGGAATTACCATTTCCTGCAATTATTGGAAGTTATTTTGATGAATCAATTAGTTTAAATGGTAATTTAAAAAAGGGAAATCTTGGTCCAAAATTCCAAAAGAAAAAAACAGGTTCACAATTATTCTATGATAATATGGGCTTGGGTCAAAAGATAACATTTCATAATAATATAAATTATAATTTGTATAAACCAAACTATGATAAAAATGGTGTATTAGGTTTATTTCTTGATTTATTCACAAATGATAAAAGTAATTATTATGTTGGAAATGATAATTTAGACATTAGTGATATCTCATCACCACAATCAGATTTACCTTTGGACCAATTTGGAAGGCCATTTAAGGCTATTGTATATGGGCCAACAGAAGTTTCAAAAGTTTATGAGGGTGAAGATTTCAATCCACCCACTGGATTGAATGGTGTTAATTATAATGATGGTGGTGGTGTTGAAGGTGGATTAACTTGGGTTTCACCAAAATATAAAGAAAATTCTGGTAAAAATGTTGGACAGAATGGAAAAGTTCTTGGTGATAATAACACAAAACAAACAACATTTGATTTAACAGAATCCACAAATTATAAATTTAAACCGGGCTCTATTTTGGATGATACTCAAAAATTAGTTGACTCTCAACCAAACGGAGCAAAAAGATTAAAACATATTGGTAATGCTATAGACCAAGTTAGTAAAGTATTTAATGATGGTTATAAAGAAATAACAAAAGGTTCAAAAGTTAAAACATATAAATATCAAAACCCTGAAACATTAACAAATGGCTCATTTGAAGAATATTGTAGATTATTTACAAAAGATTCTCCTTATATGACTTATGAGAGATTACAGAAAAAAAATGGAATTACCACAAGTGGTAGGAGAATGAAAAGTTCTGTTATTAATAATACATATGATTTAAGTATAACTCCAAGATTAGGTAATGATGCTAAAAAATATATGTTATCTATTGAAAATTTGGCATGGAGAACTAGTGATATGTATTTAGATTTACCTGAGTGTGAGAAAGGGTCAAATGGTGGCAGAATTATGTGGTTTCCACCTTATGACTTAAAAGTTACAGATTCATCAGTTGCAAATTGGAATACAAATGATTTTTTAGGAAGACCAGAGCCTGTATATACATATAAAAATACATCAAGAACAGGTACACTTGATTTCACAATTGTTGTTGATCACCCATCTGTTTTAAATGTTATAACAAATAAGATATTGGCAAATGAAAGTAATTCTGAAGCAATAAATGGAATTTTGGCATCTTTTTTTGCTGGCTGTTTGACTTATGATATATATGATTTGGCAAAGATATACAACACAATGAAATTATCTGAACTTGAGGAAATACAAAAAACAGTAAAAGAGGATAAAACAATTGTTGACCAAGTATCATATATTAAAAGAACTGTTATCACAGGAGCAGATCCAATTAATATAAAGGATACTAATAATCCTATAACTGAAACTATTTCAGATTTTGAAAAGTATGTTGGGTATTCTTTTTATTTTGATAATGATATGCCTAAATCAAATAGTGAGGACTATTTAAGTTTGTTTAATGTATATACAAGTAAAACAGGTTATGATGATATTTTTATGGACAATTATATTGAAGATAACTTTGTCCAACTTAATAATTTTATAGCAGATTGTAAAAAATTTCTTGAAGAAAGTGATGGCAATAAAGTTAGTTTAACACTTGAATCATCAGCATCACAACCAGGAACTGTGCCTTATAATAATAGTTTAAGTGAACGACGCAGTAATGTTATTGAAAACTATTTAAAAAAGGGAATAAATAATGCAAAAAATTTTACAATAATTACAACAAATGTTGGTGAAAAAACTGCGGTATCTGCTAAATCATCAATCAATAATAATACTTTTAATGTTAGCAAATGTAATGATTTTAAAGGGGATAGTATAAAAAGTGCAAATGCTATGGCTTGTAGAAGGTTAGTAATAAATAAGAATGTTGCCACTAAAACAACAAAACCAACAATAACATATACACCAACTAATACAAAAAATGAAGCAGAG